TTGTGGTGTATCTCCGTTGACCCAGTTCTTCTCTACGTTAAAGTTTGCCACACTGAATGATAAACGATCCACTAATTTAACTGCATTATTGCCATCTTGTATAGCAACATACCCCTCTGGTGCAGTAATATCATATCCATTTTCAGTTTTGAGATATGTGCCGAACCTTTCACCAGTTTCTAACTTACGTATGAACATCTCCTTAGCAGATTGTAGTGCGGAGTATAAAGTAACTGTACTTTTGAGTGCTTTTTCTTGTTCTTTGATCAAGTCTAGACCATCATATAATTTATTTAATTTTTGTGCCTTTCCTTTTGGTGTCTTCAATTTATCTGCTGCCTTTTGAACTTCTGTCTGAAAATATTCTTGAAATTCTTTGACAAATACCTTGTCACTGGGTAGTTTTTTGCCCTCACGCACGTATTTGTTAAAGAATATCTTTAGTCTAGTTCCTATGACTAGTTGATCCTTAGATGCTATCTGTTCTGCTACTGTATTTAAGAATTTAGAAGCATTGCCTAGAGACGATTTACTAGTATTTTTTAATTTGTCTAAATTGTTTTTCTCAACTGGTGTCAACAAAACATCTTTACCTAACTGACCTGTTTCCGCACTCAAAACTAAGACATTTTTACTATCATTTAACTTAGATACATCATACCCAAAGGAAGCATTCATACTACCTATGTCACTACCAGAGTATGATGTATGAAATACCACGCCAACCTTTGCTTTCGATGCTTTAGTATACAACTCATCCTCCTGTGGTATACAGTAGGTTATAGTATTGGGTTGAAATATAATACACTGAGTTCCATTAATTACTTTCTCTTGTTTGTCGTCAGTAAATAGCAAATCACCCTGTGCTACACCAGTTATACCTAGTTCTGGTAGATATTTCAAACAGTCCTTGAGTTTGACAGCGAGACCTGGTGAACTACCATGATTATAATCCACGTCTTCTTCTGTAAAATTAATTTTTGCATTGACATTGAAAACTGATTTTGTACCTACAAAGAACTTCTTAGTGCCAGGATATATGCCACAGAATACAGCGGGTGCACCGTCCCATTTAGTAGTAATTTTAAAGTTATTCTTCTGTGCTCCTGTGAATACTTTTGCTAACTCATCTAAAAACATAAAAGCATCTCTTGCACCTTGCTCTCCATCTAGCAAGATACTGTCCTCTAAGTGTTCTAGGTGAGTATTCTTAGACATTAGTATATCTTTGCGAAAGGACCGTATCTATCGCTCTTACCTCTACCAACTTTCATTGCAAGAAAAATCATATCAGAACAAAAATCATTTCTTTCACTTCTAGACATCTCTACCATCACTTTATGCAACCAAGTTATCTGCATCAATTTGCTATTTACAACAAATGGTTTGGTAGTGAATACTAATAATAGATTATCAATTGCCACATTCTCATCTTTGACCTCAATATCAACACCTTGTTTAATTAAATCTTTTATCATGTTTCTATAAGTCTCTATCTGTGGTTTAAACTCTTCAGCACTTTTAGGATAAGAAGTGTTTGATTTATCGAATGTCAATCCATGATCATCCATAGCTCTAATAACGAGTTCAACAGTTGCTTTACCTAATCTGGCAGCACTTTCTCCTTTAGAAGTAGGTTCCCATTTCAATCCTCCAAAACTTGTTGAGGAATTTGATTTAATTTGAAAATCATGCTGTGCTCCATTACCCTGCTCAACAACAAATCTAGTGTCTTGTGAGGATAGTGTTTTATCTCCTGCTTTATCTTTTTTTGTACCCATTTTACACAAAGCATAATTAAATTTAAACTCCATTGATTTTTGATTGGTAAATGATCGTTTAGTATCATTGAAAAATTTAATTTTTGCATTACCAGACCCTATCTTTTTAAGAGATATACCAAATACTCTCTTACTATTAAACAACACCCTCATCATGGCATTAAACTCTGTCAATCTTGCTTCAGTTTTTCTTCCTCTTCCTCTATTCAGTATTCTATCAAGAGATTTTATTGCTTTCGCTTCGTCTTGTATCAACCAAATGTCTGCAGGATCCCAGTTATCTTTTTGAGTTATACCAAACTCAGCAACTATGTCAGTAACATACTTCATAAAACCACCATTCTGGTTAAATTCAGTAAAATGTGGTGTAGATATCTCGTTTATTAATGCCTCTTGTTGCTTATGAAAACTTACTAACCACTCCTCATCAACTTCTGTTAATTTACCACCAGATTCTTTAACCCATATATCAGTCAATTCTTTCATCAAATTTTTATCTGCTTTTAAATTTTCTAAAGTCTTATATTTTTTGCTGTTTAGTTTTATAGCGTACTCAAAAACTTTTGCAGATCCAAGTTCTTGTATCTGAGTCATCTTGTGGTCAGAAACTGGTTTCGTAGCAGCAGCACCGCCACTCTCCATAAATTTTACTTTCTGCCTACCAATTTTATATGTTGCACCAATCTTTCCTGACTTATTTACTGCTATTTCATTTCCATCAAATCCATTTACAATTTTAGTAATGACACTTTTAGATGATTTAATAATATTTTGACTGTTACTTGGCCATTGATAACCGTCTTCAACAAACCAAGTTGCTTTATCTCCACCACCTAAGTCCAGTGCCTGTGTAAGCTCCGTCTTTTCTGAAGGTTGTATCTTACCCTTCTTTAATAACTTATCGTATGTAATTTGTGATAGTCCCATGATACTATTTAGAAATTTTTCCAGAATTGTGGAGACAATAGACCAGACTCAGTGTCTGTTCTATGCTTTAATGTTAGTATTATATCACCCGCAAGACTAATTCGTCTATGTTCTCTGGGTTCAGCAGTAGTATAATGTTCAAGAGAACCAGGAAACATAACAAGATTTTCTGCTCTCGGATTAATAGCATAAGCATCTGTATTACAGTACCTGTTTTCTGTTGAAAATTTGAAGACATCTCCGAATAGGTCGTTAGGGTTTCTTTTGTGAAAAACTATAGGATCACCTGGTGTTTGTATGTAGTACACCCATGATATATGTGCACATGAATGGTAGTGCATTGGAAAGGTTTGACCAGGATCACATATAGTATACCAAGTCTTAACAAAATTAATTTGAAACGTATTATTATCTATATTAAAGTGCTGTAGATAATCTGTTGCAGACTTTTTTATCTCTCGAAAGAACGGTGCTAGTCTAGTGTCCTGATGTATCAGAACTTTACCATTTAATTCACCTGTTATTCTACCCGTAGAATTATCAAACTTCCCGTCATCAAAACTTGTGTAGAGTTGAGACAGGAAACCAGTTATTTTCCTCTCATATATGATAAGAGGGAATGCCTGATGAAATTTAGAGGTCGTCTGCTGCACGGTTCTCTGAGTCACCGATGTTAAAACTACCGCCAGGATATCTCTTCTCTAACTTTTTAATATTACCTTCAATTACCTCATCAAAACTGATGTCTAGTGCCATACATGCCTGTGCTACATACCACATAACGTCACCCAACTCAATAATAAGATGCTCTCGATTATGCTCGTCCCAAGGTTTACCTTGGAATACCATTTTCTTAACGATCTCCAAGAACTCTCCAGACTCAGCAGCAAGCCCAACGCCAGCAGTGGTAAGGCGTTCAATATTGGCACCCTTTCTGTCAAGTTCAACCAGACGATCAGCAAGATAGACAAAATCTTTAGAACTATCGCTTGTGACAGCATCCACGAAATCAGTGTACTTATCAAAATCTATTGTCATAATAACAAAATACTTATGTATATTCTACAGTAATTTATATGAGTTGTCAACTACTCACCTAGCGTGTGAATGACAGGTTTCTCATGCATTAGTATCTTATACAACCAATGATTCTCTGCACATGATACAGGTATAAACTCTTCAGATGCATTAAACCCATCATATCTTTTTGCTTGATTGATTACAATAGATCCGTCCTCTCCTGACATAGATCTATGGAAAGTATTCTTAGGAATGATTAACGCACCACTCGCACGATTCAAATGAACTATATGATATGGATATTTCCACTCACCATTGACTAACTCAAAGGTTCTATTGCCCTGCACTACTCTGTTGTAGTCATCTTGATACTCATGCTTATAAAATTGCTTTGCTCCTACCGCATCATTTGGTGGAGATATAGCAGCACCAGTATGAACTACTAGATCTGATGCATTTGATTCATCAACTGATATGTCATAGAATATAACATCATCTGTCTCACGAAACACTCTGTGTTTCTTAAACTGTACGTCACTCATACTTTTAATTGTGCAAACTTTTTAGATAGATCTTCTTTAGGTACAATTTCTACTTGATTAGCGTCAGTAATACCTTCTTGTGCTGATTGTTCTACATCATATAGTCTCATCTTAGCACGATCAATCCCAACAACGAACCTCTTGTTGATAGTAGGATCATTGTATCTATTCTTGAGTTGCTTGACCATTATTTGATTGATCTCTTCCAACTCTTCAGTAGATATAAGAGCGAACATAAGATCAGCAGTTGCAGGAAGACCAAAGGATTCGCTTGTATCAGTAAGATCGACATCACTACTGCCATAGCCAGAACGAGTCGTCTGAGTAGCGGAGACGATAGGTACATTAGTCTCAACCGCAAGCCCACGGAGCTCTTCAGCAATCGCTTTAATATAGGAATACGAATTAACATTGCCTAGTTTAGAGTATCGGGATGATGCACAAATATTTAGATAATCTATGTATATAATATCAGGTCTAAATGACTTCTTAAGTGCTAGATCATTCAACAGTGATCTAAAATGACCTACATGTGCTGATGCTGTAGGGTATTCTTTAATAACTAGAGATCCCTGTGTCTTCTTAGCAATGTTTGCTACCTTATTATCAAACATAATCTTGGGTAACTCAGTGATGTTCTGTATATCACAGTTTAATAGGTTGGAATCTATCCTTTCGGCAATCTTTTCCTCTGCCATCTCAAGTGTAATGTATAAAACATTTTTACCTTGGAGAAGATTAGATGCAGCACAATGACACATGAAGAGAGACTTACCAACACCAGTCCCTGCAAGAGCAACGTTGAGAGTTTTGTTAGGAAGACCACCTTTTGTAATTTTGTTGAAGAACTCCAGATCAAAAGGAAGCTTCTCTTCTTTCTGATGATAGAATTCGTATCGTTCCTCGTAGTCTTCAAGGTAATCGTGACCAATATGGTTATCGAATGTAACTGCTAATGCTTCAGATAATATAGTTGGTATTGCTCCTGCTGCTCTCTGCTCATCATTGCCTTCTGCAATCTTAATAGATGACATCAATGCAAGATATAATGCTCTTTCTTGACACCATTTTTCAGTAGTATCTAATATCCAATCAAACTCAGATTTATCTGTATCAATATTACCAATAGCTTTTACAATTTCTTGATGCTGATCGTCAGATATACCACTCAACTGACCAACTTCTATGACTAGTGCTTCTTTTGTAGGGATGGCACTATACTCTGTAAAGTATTTATGAATAACCTCAAACAATCTCTTGCCAGTAAGGTCTGCAAAATACTCTGACTTGATAAAAGGTAATGCCTTACGCACATACTCTTCTTCAAGTAATAAATTCTTTATAACTAACTGTTCTACTTCGTTCATTCTTTCTCTTGTAGGTTTAGTAAAAATGTAAGAGTCACTCTTCTCTTATCAACTCTAGGTGTGCTGTATTCTAAGTAAGAAGGATGTATTATAATATCTCCCTCATTTGTATATAATGACACAGAAGTATTCCATTCGTCAATAGGAGGAGCAAAAATATTCATAACAGTCTGAGCAGGATGGTGGTAAACATCAGGACTAGAACCTTCTATAAAATGCGTAGCAGTATAATGAGATGGTAAAGTATTATGCTTACATAGATACTCATCCTTCTCCAATCCACTCAGTATAATATTAGTAACAATTCCAAGATGTGTTTTTTCTAAACCTATTTCTTTTACAAATTGTTCAAATATATCAACATACAATGGCATCATAAAACCATCCATTGCAGTTATCTGTTTTTGAAATGGTGATGGTTGTTCAAATTTTTCTTCATCATATTTACCTGATGCCCATGACTTAATTCTATTATTGTCTATATTATATTTACGAATAGGACACGCAAATATTTCATCTATCATGATCCATACCTAAACTCTTCACCCGCTGCCCAGTCAAGTTTTTCCATTATTTCTTTTGTGAAGTATTTGTCAGGATCTTTGAGGATAGCAGAAGGATAGACGCTAGAATTGCCAACAACAATACGGTTCCCCTTACGTTCAAAAACTCCATACTTCT